CGGCGGCCGAGCTGCTCGATGCGGTCGGCGGCATGTCGGTGTCGGCCAAGGTCGGCCATGGCGCGCGGGCGACCTTCGGCGGCGTCGGCTCCTTCTCGGCGCTCGCTGTTGCGCGGCGCGGTGCGGTCGCCGACTTCGACGGCGTCGGCAGTCTATCGACCGCGGCCTCGCTGAATCAGAGCGCGCGGGCGACGTTCAATGGCGTCGGCTCCTTGAGCGCCGAGGCGATCCAAGCCAGCACCGCGAGCGGCGCGGCGACCTTCAATGGCGAGGGCTCGCTCGCCGCGCTCATGACGGCGAACCAGCAAGCGGTCGCCGACTTCGACGGCGCGGGCTCCTTGGCGGCGCTGGCGACGGCGGTGCTCCCGGCGGTCGCCGACTTCGATGGAGTCGGCTCGCTCGCCGCGCTGGCGCAGATCCGCACAACGGGGGCGGTTCGCTTCAACGGCGTGGGTTCGCTCGCCGCCAGCGCCCGGCAAGCGCTCCCGGCGACGGCACGCTTCAATGGCGTCGGCTCCTTCTCGGCGGCGGTGGTGCTCCGAGCGGCAGGCATTGCCGACTTCGATGGCGCGGGCTCGCTCGCGGCGGCGGTGGTCAACCGGACGGTCGCCTCGGCCCGCTTCTCGGGCGCGGGCTCACTCTTCGCCACCACCACCAGCGTCCAGCAAGCCTCGGCCCGCTTCAATGGCGTCGGCGATCTCTCAGTCGAGGCGGTGCAAGCGGGCATCGCTATCGGCGCCGCGCGCTTCACCGGCGTGGGCTCCTTGTTCGCGACGACCACCTCGGCGCAGCAAGCGGCGGCCGAATTGCTCGACGCGCGAGGCGGGCTGGCCGCGAGTGCCCGGCTCAACCAGCAAGGCCGGGCGGAGCTACTCGATGCGCTCGGCGGCATGGCCGTCGAGGCGCTCGTATTCTCCCCGGCCTCGGCGCGCTTCGCGGGCTCGGGCTCGCTCTCGGCGCTGGCCGCGCTGGCGCGCCCGGCGGCGGCCGAACTCCTCGACGCCGTGGGCGGGCTGTCCGCTGCAACGCAGCAAGCGCATGCGGCACAGGTTCGCTTCGGCGGCGTCGGCTCGCTCTCGGCCTTGCTCCAAGCGGCCGGGAGCCAAGCGACATTTGCGGGCGTCGGCTCGCTCTCGGCCTCGGCGCGCGCCAACCTCGCGGCGGTGGCGGACTTCGACGGTGTCGGTTCGCTCTCCGCTCTTGCGGTCGTCCAGCAGGGCCAAGTGCAAACGATCGCGGCGACCTTTGCGGGAGCAGGCGCGCTCTCGGCCGCCGCTCGGGTCAATGCCGTCGCCTCCGCTCGCTTCAATGGCGTGGGCTCCTTCTCCGCGCTCTCGCTATTCGGGAGCCAAGCGACATTTGCTGGCGCGGGCGCCATGTCGGTCGCCACCGCGCAGGTCATGCGGGCCGCCGCCGAGTTGCTCGATGCGGTCGGCGGGCTCTCCGCGTTGGCGACTGTCAACCAGCGCGCCGCCGCCGAGTTGCTCGACGCCGTGGGCGGCATGTCGGTCGATACCGCGAAGTACAAGACCGCCGCGGTCTCCTTCTCCGGCGTGGGAAACCTATCGGCGCGCGCCACCAAGGTTGCCGACATTCGCATGGCGGGCGTCGGCGGCATGTCGGTGCTGGTGCGCCAGCGCCATGCGGCGAGCGTGCTCCTCGCGGGCGAGGGCGTGCTGTCCAGCTACGTCAATATGCGGGGCGTGGTGCTGGTGCGCTTCGGCGGCACCGGAGCCATGGCGGCCGACGCCACTGTGGGCGGGCTCGCCGCCGCGCGCCCAATTGCGCCGCGCGGTAATGTTTTTGCTGACACGAATCGAACGAGGCCAAGTCGCAACGATGCTCGACAAAGCACTAGAGTTACAAACCGGGCGAAGCAGAGATGATCTCCCGCGCTGGCCGGGAGAGTGCGTGGCGGTGGTGGGGAGCGGCGCCTCGGCGAAGGGAGTTGACCTCTCCCTGTTGCGAGATCGCATCCATGTGATCGCCATCAACAATGCGGTCCACCTTTGCCCATGGGCCGACATGCTCTATGCGTGCGACTACAATTGGTGGCTGCTCTATCGCGGTGCGACGGATTTCGGCGGCGTGAGGATATCGCAAGACGTGCTGGCAACGACCTATTGGCCCGAGATCGTCGGCATCGAGGTCGTGCCGAAAAGCGACGACATCCTCACCGAGAAGTTCGGCAAGGTCGGCTCTGGCGGCAACGGCGGCTTTCAGATGGTGAACCTTGCGGTGCAAATGGGCTGTAGCGGCGTGCTCCTCATCGGCTTCGACTTCGGCGGCCAGCATTGGCACGGGCGGCACCTCCCGCCTTGCACCAACCCGGACGAATCAAATTTCATGCGCTGGCGCGGCGCGCTCAATGGCGTCGCGCCGAAGCTTGCGCGCATGGGTGTCGATGTGGTCAATTGCTCCCCGATAAGCACCGTCACCGCATATCCGAAAATCAGCGTGCCCGAGGCGCTCGAACGATGGGGGTTGGCATGACAACCAACGACGACAACACTATTCGCATCTTTGTCGGCACACCTGCGAACAATGAGGATTTGGAGTGTCAAGCCGTGATCGACTTCGCGCTTCGCCAGCATGCGACGCGCCCGCTCGATATCACCTACATGATGGTGAGCCGCGACCCGGCTTCGTTTTGGTACTCCGGCTATCCCTACAAGAATGCCGGGTGGAATATGAAGACGTGGGCGACGCCATTCTCCGCCTTGCGCTGGGGCATCCCGGAGTTTTGCAACTTCAAAGGCCGCGCGATCTATATGGACTGCGATCAGATCCCGCTTGCCGATATCGCCGAGCTCGCCGATCAGGACATCCCGGACGGCCGGGCCTTTCTCGGCAAGGGCGCGCCGCGCGATGTGGTGTCATGCTGCATGCTCTTCGACAATGCGCGCATGCAACTGGCGCTCCCGCCGATCAACCATCTACGCACTGACTCGCAAGCCTTCCGCCAGATCAGGCGCAACGTGCTGCCGGTCATGGCGAACTTCGAGAACGACTGGAATTGCCGCGACGGCGAAGGCTGTCAAAGCATCTTTGAGGCGCACGTCAAGAATGTGCACTACACCGATATCCCGACCCAACCGAACCACAAGTATGCCCGCGAGCGCTTGAAGCGCGAGGGCCGCGAGCATTGGTGGCCGGGGCCAGACCGGCCGCATCCGCGCAAGGATATCACCGAGCTATTCGACACCATGCTGGCGAACGCCATCGCAGTCGGGCGCGGGCCGGAGACGTTCCGCGTCGATCCGATGTTCGGCATCTATGGGCGCTAGCCATGCTCTCGCCGGAAGAAGCCGCCTACCTCGGCCTTGAGCGCGTGCGCCATTTGCGCTTGCTCCTCGGCCGCCCGGCAAAGCTTGTGATGCCCATGTGGGATGCGCTCTCGCCGGAGGAGCGCGCCGCCATGGCCGCCGAGTATGAGGCGATCTGTGCTGACATCGACCGGCTCAAGGTGAAGGTCCATGGGATACGGCGACGAGATCATGGCGACCGGGCTCGCAAAGGGCATGCACGCAAGAGGCAAGCGCGCCGCCTTCGGTGATGGTCGCCGGATTATTTGGGGGCCATGGTGCGAAGAGATATTCAGGGGCAACCCGAATGTGGCGCGGCCGGGCTCCGAGGGTGCGCCTGATATCGAGTGGGTGCCGCACTACAAAGGCGGGCGCGGCTATCATATCGGGCAAACGCCCACGCACTGGCTATTCAATCCGGCGTGGAAGGCGAAGCCGGGCGAGTTCTTTTTTTCCCAAGGCGAGATCAGGCGCGCCGAGCAAGTGCCGCACGGCTTCGTGCTGATCGAGCCGAATGTGCCGCACTGGAAGTCGGTCGCGGTCAATAAGCAGTGGCCGGTCGAGCGCTGGCAAGCGACCGCGGATGAGTTGCGGCGCCTCGGCTATCGCGTTGTGCAATTGCGCTTTGATAAGCAGCGGCATGTCTTGCGCGGTGTCGAGTATCAGGAGTCGACCAGCTTTCGGCACGCGGCCTCCATCCTCGCGCGGGCGACGCTGTTCATTGGACACGAGGGCGGGATGCATCACGCGGCAGCGGCGCTCGGCGTGCCGGGCGTGGTGATCTTCGGCGGCTTCATTCCGCCTTCGCTCACCGGCTATGACATGCACCGCAATTTGACGGGCGGGCCGACCACGGCATGCGGGAGCCTCTATGCGTGCCCGCATTGCGCGCAACAATTGAACGCGATCCATGTCAGCGAGGTCACGCAACATGCGCTCGCGCTCTTGCAAGCCGAGCCAACAGCGGAGGTGACGTGATGCTCTACAACCCGAATTGGGAAAATCAGCACGAGCTAAGGAAGCTGCGCGACTGGCTCAAGACCAAGCCGAGGGACGAGCGCTACAATTACGCCGACCCTTGCAATTGCGCGAACGCGCAATTCTACAAGGCGCTCGGGCTCAAGGTATCTTTTGTCGGCAATAGCTATGTCCTCGCCGATGGGCGCGAATTCCGTTTGCCGCCCGGCTTCGACTTGGTGGCGGCGGGCAACGACATGCCCGAGGAGGACTGGACTTTCGGTGCGGCGCTAAAGCGCTGCGAACGACTGTTGTCGGTCGGGGCGGTGTTATGAGCGAGCAGCCGAAGGCTCTACAGAACACTATCGAGCACGAGCGCTTTTGCGCCTTGCTCCGCAAGGAGGAGGTCAGGAGCTACCTAGAGATCGGGAGCAAGTTCGGCGGCTCGCTCTATCGCGTCTCGCTTGCCTTGCCGCCGGGCAGCAAGCTGGTGGCGGTCGACCTCCCGGTCGGCGACTCTATTGCGAGCCTCAAAAGCTGCGTGCAATTCCTGCAAGCGGGAGGGCACGAGGCGCGCCTAGTGCTCGGTGATAGCACCGACGCGGAAGTGGTCGAGCGCGTGCGCGCGCATGGTCCCTACGACTGCGTGTTCATTGACGGCAACCATTTGCTGCCGTTCGTTATGAAGGACTGGGCGAACTATGGGCCGATGGGAAAGATCGTGGCCTTCCACGACATCTCATGGAAAGGGCCGAGGCCGGGCAAGGCTTCGATAGATGTCCCGCAATTTTGGGAAGCCATCAAGATCGACTACCGGCACGAGGAGATCAGGCTTGAAGCGCGCGACAATGGGATAGGTGTGCTGTGGAGGAATTGATCGCGACCGCCGCGCGCTACAGCAAATCCTCACGCGAGCGCCTCCTCGCCATGGCCGAGTCGGTCAAGCGCATCGAGCGCGACGGCATCATGGGCGACATTGTCGAGTGCGGCGTCTGGCGCGGCGGGAATATCATGCTCGCGCGCATGCTCGCGCCCATGCGGCTGTGCTGGCTCTACGATACTTTCACCGGCATGACCGAGCCGACCGAACTCGATGTCAAGAAGAAGGGCGTGCGGGCGATAGATCACTATCAAGAGAAACTCGCGAAGGGTAAGCCATGGGCGGCGGCCTCCTTGCATGAAGTGCAAAAATTCATGCGTGGCACCGGCACGCTCGATGAGAAGTTCTGCCGCTTCGTGGTCGGCGACGTTTGCGAGACGCTCAAGGTCGCGACCAACCTCCCCGAGCGCATAGCGCTCCTTCGGCTTGACACCGACTGGCATGCCTCGACCAAGGCGGAGCTCGAAGCGCTCTACCCTCGGCTGGTGCTGGGCGGCATTCTCATTGTCGATGACTACGGGCACTGGGAAGGCGCGCGCAAAGCGGTGGACGACTACTTTTTGGATCGCGCCCGGCCGCCCGCGCACAAGATCGACTACACCGCAATTATGATGGTGAAGGGACAATGAAATGCTGACGTTCTCGACATGGCTGTGGGGCGAGAAGTACGACATTGGCGATGTGCGCCGCTTGCGCTCGGCGCTCAACCGGCATGTGAAGGAGCCGCATCGCTTCCTGTGCTTCACGGATCGGACGTTCGTCGCGGACGAGATCGAGACAGCCTACATTGAGGATATGGGGCTCACGCGCCGCGTCGGTTGCTTTGCCCGGCTCCGGCTATTCGAGCCGGACTTTCAGCGGCGCGTGATCTGGCGCACCGCCAAGGAGATCGAGAGCGAGGCGACCCGGCTGGTGAATGTCGATCTCGATACCATCCTTACTAACAATTGCGACGGGCTCTTTCCGCGCGGGGTGTCCTTCAAAATCCTGCAAGGCGCCAACGCTGCGAACCCTTGCCCGTTTGTCGGCGCGCTATTCATGCTCAAGCCGGGCGCGCACCCGGAGCTATGGCACGACTTCTCGCTTGCGGCGGTCGAGCATATCCCGCGCCATGAGTTCGCCGACGACCAAGGCTGGATGTGGCATAAGCTGAAAGCCGCACCGGGCTGGCAAGCGGGCACCGAAGGTGTGTATGCGTTCCAGAAACCGGGGTGGCCGAAGGGCTTCGATCTCCCGGCCGACGCGCGCTTGGTAACCTTCATCGGCTGGCGCAAGCCGCGCGCCTTCAAGCATCTACCGTGGGTGCAAAACCATTGGCGATAGAGCCGAAGAATACGGTGATGTTCTATCCGCCCGGCTTGGCGAAGTTTAAAAAGTATTTGTTTGATCGCATCGCGGAGCGGATCGTTGCGCAGGGCGGCGACGTGCTCAAGCATGACTTCGATGCGGTCTATCGCTTGCCGCGCCATGCGGTGCCGATCATTGGTTGCTCGCCGCGCTTTCGCAAGCTGGTGCACGAATGGCCGAGCGAGGGGCGGCCGTTCATTTTTTGGGACCGAGGCTATCTCCGGCGCGTGTTCGCGACATGGCTCCCGCAAGGATACAACGGCGGCTATTACCGCTGGACGATCAATGCTCCGCAAATGAAGGAGGTCCGCGAGTATTCGGACGACCGCTGGAAAGCGCTCCGGCTCGAAGGCCATGTGGTGCGCTGGCGCAAGGGCGGGCGCGAGATCGTCATCGCGGACACCGGGCCGGATTACTGGGACCTCTTCGCGGATCGCGAATGGTCGGCGCGCGTGGCCGAGGAGCTAAGGCGATATACCGACCGGCCGATTCGCATCCGGCCGAAGGAGAGCACAATACCTCTGGACCGCGACCTTGCTGGCGCGTTCGCGCTGGTGACGCACGGGAGCATTGCGGCGGTCGAGGCGGTCGTGTTCGGTGTCCCGGTTTTCGTGGACAAGCAAAGCGCCGCCGCGCCTATGGGCCTAACCGATTTCACAAAGATCGAGTCTCCGGTATATCCTGACCGCGACGCTTGGCTTCGCTCGCTGGCCTATTCGCAGTATAACGAAACCGAGCTAGTCGACGGAACGCTTTTCCGGTTGCTATGGTGAGGGGCGGACAATGGCGCGGTTGCATGCCGGGCGCTTGGACCGGCGGATCACCATCCAGAGTCAACAGATCACGCAAAGCCCGAGCGGCGAAGAGGTCGTGGTCTGGACGCCGCTGGCAACCGTGTGGGCGGAGAAGGTCGAGAATGACGGGCGCGAGCGCTTCGCCGACCGGCAATTGGTCGGGGATCATATCGCGACTTTTCGCTTTCGCTGGTCGCAAGCGACCAAGCCGATCACCGACGAGCACAAAATCCTTTTCGACGGGCGGCAATTCGATGTGACGGACGTGCGCGAGATCGAGCGCCGCGTCGGCATTGAGGTTGACGCGACCGCGCCGGGCGAGGAGCGGCTCGCGCCATGAAGGATCTGCGCGCATGCCTCCGCTCCATCCTCCTCGCCGACCCGGCGATCAATGCCGCGGTCGATTCGGGCAATGGCATCTACCGCGTTTATCCTGTGATAGTGCCGCAAGGCGAGAAGCGCCCGAGCATTGTGCAGAACCTTATCTTTGAGGACGCGCCATATCACATGGCGGGCGACTCGAATTTTGTCGGCGCGCTCACGCAACTGGACTGCTGGGCACAGAGCCATGACGCAGCGGTCAATTTGGCGGGCTTGGTATTCGAGCGGCTGAGTGGCTACAAAGGGCTCACGCTCTACGGCACCGGCAATTCGCTGCAAATGCTCATCGGCGGAATTTTCCATGACAACGGTCGCGACGATTACGACGCCGTCGCGATCATGTATGTTCGGCGCCGCGACTATCGCATTTGGTATGAGCCGCGATGAAAGTCACGACGAAGATCGAAGGGCTCCGGGAGCTAAACGACGCCATCGAGGAATTGTCGAAGGCGACGGGGCGCAATGTCGTGCGGCGCACGCTGACAAAGGCGCTCTATCCCATGGAGCAACGCGCCGAGACGAACGCGCCCGTGGGCGAGACGCGACACTTGCGCGAGTCTATCGAGATCAGCGCGAAGCTATCGAAGCGGCAGGGTTCTTTGCACCGGGCCGAGTACGGCTCGAAGGCTATCCGCACTTCCGAGGGCTTCCGCATGGAGCCGCAAACGACAGTGTGGATGTTCATGGGTCCAAGCGGGTCGGCGAAATCGATCGTGCAAGAGTTCGGCTCCATCCATGTTTCGCCGCAGCCTTACATGCGGCCAGCTTGGGAAGGCGGAAAAGAACAAGCGTTAAAAAATATTCGCGATGACTTGTGGGATGAGGTCAAGAGAGCGGCGGAGCGAGTGGCCCGGAAGACGGCGAGGCTCGCGCGAGGCTAACCACAAAGGAGACCTATCATGCCTGCAAGCGGCGCAATGCTTGGCTACGGCTCTTCGTTCGAGATCGCGACGAGCGGCAACTCCCCGAGCGACCTGATCTCACTTGGCGAAATCTACAACATCACGCCGCCGAGCGCGGTGGTCGATCAGATCGACGTCACGCACATGCAGTCGCCGAACCGGCGGCGGGAGTTCATCGCCGGGTTGGTCGACGGCGGTGAGACCTCGTTCGAAATGAACTACATCCCCGGCTCCATCGGCGATACCGAGTTGCACGAAATCCTCGACACGCCGGTTGGGCAAACGCGGAGGCGCACGGCGCGCATTCGATATCCGAACGGCGTCACGCATACCTTCGAGGTCGAACTCCAAAGCTATGAGTCGGCGGTGCCGACCGACGACAAGATGAGCTCGACCGTTACGTTCAAGGTGACCGGCCCGATCACCCGAGGCTTCTCCACCTAATGCGGGTCAGAAAAAAATGAGGACAGCAAAATGAAGTCGTTTGACTATCGGTTCGAAACCGGAGGCAAAACCTACACGCTGCGTTATAGCTTCGGCGCTCGGCGCGCGTTCGAGAAGCAGTTCGGTCGCACCATGCCGAGCCTTGTCGGCGCGCTCTCCGATACGGCTACGCAAAGCGCCGAGGACATGATCCTGATGTTTCGTCTCTTGCTCCTCTCGTGCCATCCCGAAATGTCGGACGACGACATTGCGAACATGATCGAGGAATTGAGCGAAGACGAAGCAATGCGGATCATGAACGCCGCGTTGCTGCAGCAAGGTGGAGGGGAGGCGGGAAACCCTCCGACGCGGGGTCCGACGACCTAGAGTATTGGGCGATCTGGATCGAATACGAACTTGATCCGGACGCCTTCTGGGACAAGACCCCGCGCGAGATCGACTTGATACTTGCCGCCCGGCAGAACGTACTGATTCGGCGGCACAATGAACTGGCGTGGCTCGCTTGGCACACCGCCAGCCTTATGCGCGAGAAGCGAATGACGCGGCTCGACAAAATGCAAGTCAAGCGCAAGGTCGTGCGCAAGCCGAAGCCGAAGCCGCGCCAAAGCTGGGAGGAGCAGTTCGCGATCATGGAAGCGATGTCGCAAAGGCAGCAACGGAAATAGCACATGGCTGGCTCCTCCATTGTCGGCGCACTGCGCGTCATCTTCGGAGCGGACACCGCCTCCTATGAGGACGGACTCAAGAAGGCGAGCAAGCAAACCGAAGGCTTCGCCGCTGGCGTCAAGAAAATATTCACCGGCATTGCGCTTGAGCGCGCGGTCGAGAAGTCGGTCGAGGCGACGATCCATGCTTTCAAAGAAGCATTGAAGTCGGCCGACGATCTCGGCAAGGCGGCGCAAGCTATCGGCATGCCGGTCGAGGAATTCTCCGGCATGGCCTACGCCGCCAAGCTGGCGGACGTGGAGATCGCGCAACTAGAGAAAGGCATCGTCAAGCTGTCCCGCTCGCTGGTCGATGCGGGCTCCAAGCCGACAGGCGAAGCGGCGGAGGCATTCAAGAACCTCGGCATCAATGTGCGCGACGCCGAGGGCAAACTCATTACCGGCCGGGAGGCATTGCTCCGAATCTCCGACCGCTTCCTTGCGGCCGAGGACGGCGCGGCCAAGACCGCAATTGCCTACGAACTCTTCGGCAAGAATGCCGCCGCGATGATCCCATTTCTCAATATGGGGCGCGGCGGAATCGAGAAGCTCGAAGAGGAGGCGCAGAAGCTAGGGCTTACGCTTTCCAAGGGCACATCGGACGCGGCGCAAGAATTCAACGACAACATGAAGCGGATGAGCAAGGCGACCGAAGGGATCGTCTTGCAAATGACCGTGGGGATGTTGCCCGCGCTGAATCTTCTCTCCGAGGAATTCGTCAAGTCGAGTAAGAGCGGCAAGTCGTTCGAGACGGTGGGCACCGCTATCGGCTTTGTGCTGCGCGGCGTCGGCACAATTGTGACGCTGACGGCGTCGCAATTCAAATTCCTCACGCTCGAATTGTTCGCGCTGGTCGAGGTCGCTGGCAAATTGAAGTCGGGAGACTTCAGCGGCGCCGGGGCGGCGGTGCTCAAGTTCAAGGACGATATGGTCGCGCTGGCGCGCGAGACTGGGCAAACCGTCGCGTTGTTCACTGGGCTCTCGGCGGGCGCGGCCGGGGCGGCGATCCATCTTGAAAAGCTGACGTTGCAAACGGTGCGCGCTGCGGTCGGCATGGCCGAGTTGAGCAAGCCGGTAGATACCAAGGCGCTAGAGAGCTACATCAAGAGCGTCGAGAAAAATATCGTCGCGATGCAAGCCGAGACGCGGACCTTCTTCGACAACACCGCAGTGAAGGAGAAGGCCAAGGTCGTAGAGCAAGGCTTGCAGGCGGCGCACGCGGCCAGCATTCCGATAACCGAGACCTATCGCGCCAAGCTCGAGGAGTTGGGCACCACCGCTGGCGGGCTCGCGCTCAAGCTTGAAGGCTTGCGGCTCTTGCAAGAGAACCGTGACCCGATGGTGCGCTATCAAGATGAGCTATTGCGAACCAGCGAGGCCATGAAGGCGGCGGGCGCTAGCTCCGAGGCGACGGCGCTGGCGCTCTCCAAGGTGGAGCAGAAGTTTGAAATGACCACCGAGCAAATGGCGGCGAGCGTCGCGGGCACGCTCAAGACGATCACCGGCGCCTTCGCCAAGGAAGGCGGGACGCTATTCAAAATCTCGCAAGGCTTCGCCATTGCCGAGGCGCTCATCAATGCCTACCGGGCGGCCTCGCTGGCCTTCTCGACATTGCCGCCTCCGGCGAGCTATGTCGCCGCCGCCGCCGCGCTGGCGAAGGGCCTAGCGTTCGTGGCGAGCATCAAGGGCGTGCTGCCTAGCTTTGCGCTCGGCGGCGCCTTCGAGGTGCCCGGCGGGTCGAGCGGGACCGACAACCGGCTGGTGCCGCTTAATCTCGCGAGCGGCGAGCGGGTCGAGATCACGCCAGCGGCCGAGGTGATGGGGGCGCGCACGGGCGGCGGCGAGGCGAGCCGCAGCACGCCGAACGAAATTGTGATCAGGGGGCGGAGTATCTCGGAGCTATTCACGCTCGACGACTTGCGCAATTTGACCGAGGCGCTCAATGCGGCGAATCGGGATGGCTATCGACTCAAATTCGCGGTGTGATCGGCCATGCTGATAACCTCCTCCTCGCAACGCAACCCGTTGATCGGCTGGCACAACGTGGTGACGCCGACCAATATTTCCGCCGATAGTTCGGCCGCCGGATATCCGGCAAGCAACATGGCGAACCCGGCGGTCAATTTGCTGTGGCGCTCGGCCGTCGCGACGCAACAACGAGTCATTGTGGTGCCGCCGCAAACGCAAGTGAGCTACCTCGCGTTCGCGGCACATAATCTCGCGACCGTACAAAGCGGCATTCAAGCGACCGCCTATCAGGCGCCGCCGCCGAGCACGCGCATGATGCTGCATTTTAATGGCATTACCGGCACCACCGTTTTCACCGACGAGGTCGGCAATGTCTGGACCGCGAACGGCAACGCGCAACTTAACAATTCACTTCAACGCTTCGGCGTCTCGGCTGGCCTATTCGACGGCGCGGGCGACTGGATCAGCACGCCCGACAGCGGCAACTTCACGCTCGGCGCGGGCGACTGGACATTGGAGTTCTGGTTTTATCTGACCGACCTCGGCGGCGCGTCGCGATATTTCTGCGGGCAGATCAACAGCACCGGGACATCCTCGACGGCTTCGCTCTATGTGGAGCGCAACGCAGCAAACCAAATTGCCGCGACGGCGATGGTCGGCAGCACGGGCTCAACCGCGGTCACGGCGGCGACCTATCATGCCTCCTCAAACGTTGGGTGGCACCACCTTGCATTCGTTCGGCAAGGCTCGACGGTCAAGCTTTTCATCGACGGCGTGCAAGATGGCAGCGCCGCGATCACTGGCTCGGTGAACGATAGTGCTAACCAATGGGCGATAGGGCGGCCGGGCGAGATCAACAACTTCTTTATGCAAGGAGTGATGGATGAGTTTCGTCTAACAGTGGGGCAAGCGCTCTACACCGCAAACTTTGCGAGGCCGACCGCGCCGTTTGAAATGTCCGTCGCGGATGTTTTCCCGGTTCGCAATGAGGCCGAGGAGATTCTCCTCTGGATGGACAACACATGGGGGCCGACCAACTTCAAGGACGAGGGGCGCTATGAACGCCTTTGGTCGACGCAAGGCAATGCGGTGATTCAAAACAATGTCGGCGGCGTTCCGGCGGGATACTTCGATGGCGTTGGGGATTACATCACGGCGGCGGCATTCCTCGCGCTCGGCACCGCGCCGTTCACATTCGACACTTGGTTCTATCTCGACCCAACGGACGTGGGTGGAGTCTATCGGGAGCTAGCCGGGCAATGCGATGCGTCGGTGACGCCGACCAGCGTTTCGTTCCTGATCGAGCGCAACGCGGCGGG